GTTCCTCTTCACAGAAACTCATTTTTCGACGCTTTTTAGATGTCCCAACAACAATTCGTCCCCAAATCTAAAAACAATAAGGCTGGTCCGGCTGTACGCAACCCTCCAGCCCAGAAAAATGTGCCACCCAAGGGTGGAAAGGGTAAGGCAGACCCAAAGGCCCAAAAGGCCAGAAGGTCCGACTCTGCACCCAAGCAGAGACCCCACTCTGCCAATCGCGGTAGAGCTCCGCCAAACCCTCAACAGCAGGTTAATGTACCTGTTGCTGCACCAAATGCTAGAGTCCTGAGAACGGACAACGGATTCAATGGCCTGCAGCCATACCGTCTCTCAACCTCTACCATTTTTGGACCCCAAGGTCTTGCAGAGATCCGAGAAAAGTTCGGATACCTTGGTGACAAACTCGTCCTCAAACAGGCTTCCCCACACGATCATGCCTACGGAGCCTTTTTGAGACGCCATTTCAACATGGCAATGTACAGCGAAGAAGCTGTAGTGCCCATTGTTGATATCGGGTCCCATTATAAGAGGACCTCCACCATGACGGAAGAAGTCATCGTGAATGGAGCGATTGAAAAGAGACCCTTTTCAGCACGCACCTTCATGACGTTGCCAAGAATCAACGTCAATGACGACATCCGCCACAATTACTGGAATCAACGGGCCCAGATTGAGCAATACCCAAGACTTGACGCTCAACGCCCCGGTGATCTCGGTCATTGCTACTGTGCATCACGCGCGGAGGGAATTTGCCAGTGTGGCTTACTTCCCATGAACATCCAGGTCGCATTTTCTGTAGACTCAATCTACTACCCTGGTGTGTTCGAGGGCATCGCCCGCCATGTTCAACGAACCCCCATGCACCGAGCATGGGCCGCCTTTGCTGACTTCAACCATGCCATCTCCAACGGTCACACCTCATACAGTTTATATGATGGTGAAGGTGATGTGGTTTTGAGCCAGAGAAATGGGCAGTACATTTCAAGAATGTACACACGCGGGAACGAGTCCTGCTATGAACATGGTATCGTCAACACCGCAAACGGTAGCTGGCAGGTAACCAATCCTGTCGGTGGAGGGTTCATCCACTTCACAGTGAAGCTGGCAATGAACTACGGCAAACACCGCTACATTTTGACCCGCATTGTACATGTAGCCAGTGAAGTGCCAGGTGTCAAAACCTTTGACACCTTCCTCAAACCCGCTGATGAGCAAGCGCCTGTTATCATGGAAAAGGCGGCCCAGTGGTTTGGATCCCTCTGGTATTCCTTCAAGGATGCCGTCAATCGCGCTGGAGCGATTGTTGTCTTTGCCACCGACGAGCGCAAATTCGAATACACAATCGACGGTGAAAAATACATAGTTGAAGTGGAGGATCTGCTGTCCTTCTATAAACTGTGTGTTGGCAAAGCAAGTTTGTCAACGGCCGACGCGTTAGGACAATACGGTCGCGCCTTAAGGTCCAAGATAGTCTCAGGCAGTCTTGATATTAGGAACATCAAGAATTACCGTGCCGCTGCTAAAATAGCCTGGGACATGACCGCCAAGGACACAATAGCTGTCCATAAGTTCTTCGAAGAAAACTCCAACATTCGTGAAGCCAACGAGCGCATGAAAGGCGTTTGGGTTCAACCCTCAATCTGCACCAACGTCTTCAAACCCATATCCCTTCTCCTCTTCATTCTTTTAGGGATTTCGGTTTATGCTAATCTCTTCACCCCACCCATCATTCAGGTGGAGAGAGTCCTCGTCAACCCCAAGACAATTGGTGAGTATGAGGACTTTGGCCTCACGCCACATTGGGATAACACAATTAAATGTGTTAAACCAAAACACACACCTCACCCATACCGCTTCCCTTCAGGCGTCGTTAGTAAGAGGTTCGAGTGGAGTTTGGATGACTGCTTGATCGACAACTGTTACGTCGGTCGAGAAAGTCAACCCTGTCGGCCAGAGCACATGCCACAGGACGATTCTGCCCCAATTTGGCAGGATGGAGAACTTAAAACCGGTCCTGTATTCTTTGTCCAGGCCGGTGTCGGAAACCTCAATCCCTTAGCATGGATCTGGG